TTGACGCAATCTCAGAGAAAAGTGATTTTAAAATTGTTACTTTACCTTGGGACGTGCATCCAGACCGCGATCAAGAATGGTTTGCAAAAGAAACTAAAAATATGTCCCGACGCCAAATAGCTCAAGAGCTTGAATGTAATTTTAATATGTCCGGTGAAACTGTTTTCCATCCAGATGATATGACAGTTATTAAAACTCAGATAAAAGAGCCAAAATACAGGACTGGTTTCGACAGAAATTTTTGGATATGGGAAGAATACGATCCAGAGTATACATACATGCTCGCCGCCGATGTCGCAAGAGGTGACGGAAACGACTATTCAGCTTTCCATATTTTTAAAATTGAAACAATGGAAATTATTGGAGAATATCAAGGAAAAGCAACACCAGATATATTTTCAAATTTAATTCAAAATGCTGCAAAAGAATATAATAATTGTATGGTTGTTGTAGAAAATAATTCTATTGGTTATACAGTATTAGATAAATTAGAAGAAAATTCTTACCCAAATATTTATTATGCTTATAAGTCTTCTCACGAGTACGTCGACCCATTGACAGCTGAAACCGTTAGTAATACTGTAGCTGGTTTTACCATGTCATTAAAAACCCGCCCATTGGTGGTTGCCAAAATGGAGGAATTCATTAGAAATAAACTAATTACAATATATTCGAGCCGAATATTCAGTGAAATGGAAACTTTTGTGTGGCACAACGGGAAACCACAAGCAATGAAAAAATATAATGATGATTTAATTATGTCTTGTGCAATTGGTTGTTGGGTCAAGGACGTTGCATTCACTGTTAATCAAAGAGAATTAAATTATAAAAAAGCTTTTTTAAATTCTATGCAAAAAAATGATAAAATAATGAATACCGCAATCAAAGGAATGTCCGGCTACAGAACTAACAATGAGAAGACATTACAAAAGAAAGCGAAAAAGCAAAATGAGTTCATATGGCTCTTAAAAGGTTAATACAACATGGCAGATAATACAAAAAACCCCAGAAACTCAAGCAGTACGTTATTTAGGCAATTGACAAGACTGTTTTCTGGCCCCATAGTAAATTATAGAAAACAAGTTCCGCGCCAACTTAAAAGAAGACAACTTGACAAATACCGCTTCCGTTCAGCCAGTGGTCAAAATTTTAAAAAAGCGGAATACAGTCCTTATGATAAACTTGGCGCCAACTTTTATGCTAATCAAAACCGGGCTGACAGATATGTTGATTTCGATCAAATGGAATACACGCCAGAAATCGCATCAGCTTTAGATATTTATGCAGATGAGATGACAACTGCAACGTCTCTGCGCCCAATGATGGACATTAAATGTGATAATGACGAAATCAAATCAGTCCTAGAGACACTCTATCACAATATTTTGAATATTGAATTCAACCTTTTTGGATGGTGTCGAACCATGTGCAAATATGGTGACTTCTTTCTTTACTTAGACATTGACGATGAAACTGGAGTGAAGCATGCAGTAGGTTTGCCATCACATGAAGTCGAAAGGCTCGAAGCTGAAGACAAAACTAATCCAAATTATGTACAATTCCAGTGGAATACAGGCGGCATTACTTTTGAGAATTGGCAGATAGCACATTTTCGTATTTTAGGAAATGACAAATATGCGCCATATGGTACTTCTGCTTTAGAAGCTGCTAGAAGGATTTGGCGCCAGTTAACATTATTGGAAGATGCTGTCATGGCTTATCGTATTGTCCGCTCTCCCGAGCGCCGCGTTTTTTATGTCGATGTCGGTAATATTGCTCCTGAAGATGTTGAGCAATACGTGCAAAAAGTTATGACACAAATGAAACGCAATCAACTAGTCGATGCAGATACTGGCCGTGTCGATTTAAGATATAATCCTATGAGCATTGAAGAGGATTATTATATTCCTGTAAGGGGTAACTCTTCTTCTAGAATTGAAACTCTCCCGGGAGGCTCCTATACTGGTGATATTGATGATATCAAATATCTGAGAGATAAATTATTTTCTGCACTCAAAGTACCAGCCTCCTATCTCTCCAGATCAGAAGGTGGAGATGAAGATAAAACAACTTTAGCCCAAAAAGATATTCGTTTTGCCAGAACAGTACAAAGACTTCAGAGAGTTGTCACAGCAGAATTAGAAAAAGTTGGGCTTATACACTTGTTTACACTTGGTTATAGAGGAGATGACTTACTAGGTTTTAAATTATTGCTTAATAATCCATCCCAAATAGCAGAATTACAAGAATTAGAACATTGGAGAACAAAATTTGATGTTGCAGCTGCAACACCAGAAGGTTTCTTTAGTCGTCAATGGATCCAAGAACGTATCTTCGGACTTTCTGAAGAATCTATATTAAAAGTTCAAAGAGAACTATTCTATGATAAGAAATTAGATGCAAACCTTGAAAAAGCATTTGCTGAAGAATCGGCAGCAATGGGGGCCGGGCCCGACGGAGGCTTGGGTGGTCCTGGCGGAGGCGCCCCACCTCCTATGGGTGGACCTCCTATGGGTGGACCTCCTATGGGCGGCCCTGCAGACATGGCGCCAGAAGACGCCGCTGCCGCAGCCGAAGCCCCACCAGAAGAACCCGGGCCGCTCTTGGCAGCACCACCTGAAGGTGGCGGTGAAGCCCCCGCCGGCGCCGCCCCGCCTGAAGGTGCACCTCCGGCCAAAAGAGATGATGGCTCTTATTTGACACCTCGCGCGCGCGGCAAGTGGTATCAGCCTGTTGATTTAGACCGTCGACAAGCAGGCGCCAGACGACGCAGTTATGCTACCATCGATGGTTATAAGGATTTAAAATCGCTTGCTAACGGAATTACAGAGCATTTAGAATCTACTTATAGTAAACAAGAAAACAAACTTTTGCGAGAAACACGAGAAGTGCAGGAATTAATTCAATTAATGGAGAAGAAAAATAATGAAATTCAAACACAATAAAAAAAGAAATACAGCTTTTTTGTTTGAATGCATGATTAGAGAGTTAACAAAAACAGTAATTCAAGAAAACCTTGAAAGAAAGAGTACAATTGTTAATATCATTAAAAAGCATTTTTCAAATAATAGCATACTTTCGAAAGAGATGGAGTTATATAAAACTCTTAATGAAAAGAGTGATTTAGATCCAACCTTGGCGGAAAAAGTCTTATACGAAGCAAAGAAAAGTTATCAAAGCTTAAGTAAAGAGGCTATTTTTGAAGCTCAAAGCCGATTGATAAATGAGATAAACAAAAGCCTTTCAAAAAAAGTAATGGCCAACTTTGTTCCAAACTATAAAGACTTGGCTACAATATACCAAATATTCAATCCGGATAGTCTTACTATCAAGGCCAGAGTTCTTCTAGAGCAAGACTATATTAAAAACATTTCATTGAAAAAAGAACAGAATAAAATGAAACCAATTGATAAGTTGACTTTAAAAACATTTATCAACAATTTTAATGATACTTATTCTGATTCTCTTTTATTTGAACAAAAAGAGCTTCTTAGCAAATTTATTGTTTCTTACCAAGACAACGGCTTGCAATTAAAAACACACCTCAATGAAGAGCTTGGAAGAATTAAAAATAAATTGAAAGAGGTTGTTGTTGGCTCACAATTGAAAGACAATAAAGAAATGGTAAAAAAGACCAACAGAGTTCTAAATATGGTTGAGAGTTACCGCCATCGAATCATCGATCAAAATATGATTGAGGCTATTTTAAAAGTACAAAAACTTGTTAAAGAGATTGAAATAGATGAAAGTTAAAATCAAATTTGAAAAAGCACTTGAGGATAAAATTAGGAAGTTATCCAAAGAGAAAGAAGGACCTCCTCCTCGCGAGATTTCTTTAAAGGCTCGAAAGACTCTTGATGGTAATATTATGATAATGGATCATGAAGATATCGATATCGTAATTATGCCAGAAAAAGGAAAGATTATAGCTTTCCCAAAAGAAGAACACAATCAAGAAATATATCCAGCTCAAAATAGATTATTTAAATTTTTATCTAAAAAGGGTATAATAGATCCAAGTACTGTACAGGGCGGAAATATTTTTATGTCCATGGAAGGAAAAATGGTAGTATCTGAAAAACATAATGTGAATCAAGTAACATTGCTTAACATTTCTAAGTTTATCGACCAGGAAAAACCTAACATGCTTATTAGAAAAGCATATGAAGAAGAGGAAGAAAGGAGGCTTACAGAGCCAGGTCCTGAAGACTCTACGGAATTTGATCCTAAAAGGCATTCAACCAAGAAAGGTTCCATGTACCCACAACGACCTTACGGTATCAGTAATATTTATAGAATGTGAGAGGTTTAAGTGGAGTTACTATATTTTATTTTGATCGCG